TATTCCATCTCCTTCTGCTGCTTCAGTAGTTCTTTTGCGTACTGCTGGGGAGTGATACCCAGGCGCTTGGCGACGGCGAGAGCCGACTCGGTAAGCTGGACTTTGGTGCGGGTCTGACCACTAGGCGTACGAGACGAGCTAATGACGACTCCGTTCTTGGGCTTTGCTGGTGCTGGGGTGGCAGGCTTCTCTTGCTCCTGCGTCCCAGGGATGTTGTTCTTGAATTGACTCACAGCGCCGTCGATAGCCTCGTAGTACTGATCAGATTCTGGATCAACTCCAGCGGAAACCAACTTGCTGTGAATGTCAATCGCGTACCCGGTAAGCGCCATGTCCTGGCCGAACCATGGATTACGCTCCTTCCACAACACAGCCTTGGCTGATACCTGTGGTGCCTGAGGTTGAGGTGCAGGCTGAGGAGGCACATACGCTTGCTGTGTTTCTTGTGGCTGTAAATAGCTTACACCCTGGCTGGGAGGCGGGGTGTACGATTCAAGCGCACGCTTTTCGTTGGCAAGTACGGCGATCTTCTCTTGCGCCGAAGCCATCTTGTCCGTGTCGCCAGCCTCATACGCCTCGCGCAGTTCTTTCTTCGCAGCATCCAGGTCGGAAGCCTTTTGCCTGACCGTAGTGTGGATCAACGCACGCTGGCTCGCCTCGTTCTGCTGACGGAACTGCTCGATCTGCTGCTGAAGGGCGGAAGCATAGTTGAGTGCTTCAAGTTTCTCCCGATCCGCACGCTCTTTCTGGCGGCGCTCCTCATGAAACTCGTACTTCAGGCGCTTGATCCGCTTCTGAACGCTCTCGGAGTAGTTCTTGAGTTCGTCTTCTTCGTTCTGCGGCGCTGCTTCCCTGGTTTCGTCGCGAGGAGGGCGGCGATCCTCAGGAGGAGTGTCGTCAACTACCTCAATATCCAGTTCTTCTTCGGCCTGAGCGGGAGATTCCTTGGATTCATCCTGAGCGCCGGGAAGAATGAGTTCAGATTCCATGTATTCTTCTGGCATCAGACCCTCTCTACACTGTCAGGGTTGGGGACAACAGCCTCGGGCGTGTCGTCGTTGATGAGACGGTACTCATCTCCATCAATCTTCATGCGAGTGCCGGAATAACTGCGGAGAATGATGTGATCCCCCACAGAACACCACGCACCATTCGGGAATCTGACCGGATCTTTGTAGCAATCAGACCCGATAGCGAGTACCTGAGCAACAAGGGAGGCGGTATTCTCGTCCTGCTTGGTCTGGTCAGGAAGGTACAGCCCGCTTTTGGTCTTTTCCTCGACAACTTTACGCATCTTGACGAGGATCTTGTAGCCAACCGGGGTTGGGAGTGTATTCATGTTGTCCTTTTTGCGCTAGAGCAGCGTTTGCGTCAGTCCTCTTCGGCTTGTTGCACCAGTTTGTCCCAGATTTCCTGGAATTCCTGGCGTGCCTGCTGGAGTCCTGCGAGTTTGCCAACCATCATTTTGTATTCGGCGTAGTCACCGCACGAACCAGAGACGAGATGAGTGGCGTTTGTCTCTGAAAGCTCGTCAATCCTCTTGAAGAACCTAGATCGTAGGTCCAACATTGCCTCCCATGGAGTCCATCCTGGCTAAGATCTCCGCAATCTTGGCCTTTGCCATGTCGTTTTCGGTCTGAATCCGCTGCATTTCGGCCTGGATCCTGGCCTCAGACTCCTGGCGCTCCTTCTGGAGACGCTGAACGTCGAGTTGCAGCTTCTGATTCTCTAGCGCCAGTTCACTTTGGGTCTGCTGTGCGCGCTGTGCAGCGGCCTGCTGGGCAACCTGAGCCTGAGATTGAATCCTAGCGCTCTCCAATTGAGCCTTCGTCTGGTTCTTGACGATCTCAAGCTGGGCTTTCTGCTGCGATTCCTGCGCCTTCTGCTGCAACTCAGCCTGCTTGATCTGCAACTCAGCCTGCTGAAGCTGCATAACGGGGTCCTGAGCCTGCTGCTGGAACTGCTGTTGCTGCTGTTGAGCCTGCGCCTGCTGCAAGAGCATCTGCGAAGCATCGGCAATAGCCTTGGAGAGATTGGATTCAATATCCCCAGGCATGGGTTCTCCCGGCGCGGGAAGCGGGATACCCAGCTTCTGCTCGATCTGGGCGCGATATGCAAAGCCTACATGCTCTGCAATGTGCGCCATGAACGAAGCAAAGATAGCGTTTGCCTGAGGATTCTGTCCCAACTGCTGTTGGACGGAAGGATTCTGCACATACGCCATGTGCGCCTTGATGTGCGACTCGTGATCCTGCACCTGATAAGCCTTCGCAGGCTTCATGTTGGTGAGGTTCAGGTTCTCTGAGATTGGATCGAGGAGTGGGGCATCCATCTTCTCAGGGATAATCTTCTTCACATCCTTAACACCCAGGACTTCCAGCATCTTCCGATGCAACTCAGGCAGGTCGTAGAACTGCGGCGCTTGCGCGGCGAGTTGGATTGCAGCCTGATACTGCATCACCCGCTGCGACATCGTGGCCGCATTCGGATCAGAGACAGGGATCACATCGATACGGTCGTCAAAGTCAGACCGCTTATCCCCATTCATCTTCCCGAAGTCAATCTTGTAGCGGCTGGAACCGCTGTCACGGATAACCCGAACGAGAATAGCGAACTCGTCCTGGAGAGAAGCGTGAAGTCGAGCCTGAATGGCGCTCATGACCTTCAGCGCCCGCTCCATAATCGCCAGAGTTGTGCCTACTGGCGCTTGCGAATTGACATCCCCAATCTCAGCGTCCGCGATAGAAGCGAGTCTGCGGCCATCCTCCACCACGTTTCCGAGGAGTTGGAACAGTGTCTGCGATGGCTCTTTATAAGGAAGAGGGTAAAGCGACCTCGCAATGTCCCCGTTAGCGACATCAACGTCTCTCCATTCACCCGGTTGGATCGGAGAATCGTCTCCGGCAACCCGCATCCCCTTTGCCTTCAGCCCGCCAGGAAGATTCGAGAGAGTGCCGGAATCAATCAACTGGCGCAGAATGGCAGTCGAAGCCTTCGCATTAGCGCCGATCAGATGGATCAACCCGTAGCCGTACGCCCCAATCCCAGGGACATAGTTGTAGGAGGAGAACCAGATCAGCTTGTTCTTCTTGGGATCTTCTTCGTCCCAGTTCTTGTAGACAGAAAGGACCTTGCCGGAAGACTTGTCTACAGTGACGACATAAGGTAATGCAATGCCAGTAGGGCTACCATCATCGTCAGTATGCTCCAGGCCAGGAATATCGAGATCGATATGAGCCTCAAGAAGAGTAACGGATTCCTCGTCGCCCTGCTTGTACTCGTAGCTAACCTTGTCAATCTTGTCCTGAAGCTGAGAGTTGGATTCGTAGTCAGGCTGGATGTCAACATCGCGATAGAACCCAGTGTACTGTAGCTTCTTGACTTCGTTGATGTTCTTTGTAAGGACATGGATATACCTGCTGGCCGTCTTGAGAGACGTAGCGCCATACGGCATAATGAAGTCCTGCGCCGGAACATACTTTACCTCAGGCATGTCCGTCAGGGGATCGAAACAGATCTTCTTGAAAGCAGACCCACACAGCGCCAGACCGAAGAGCATGCGCTCGGTCTCTGGGCGGTAGTCCTTCAACTCCTGGGTCAGCAGATAGTTGAGATCCGTCTGGATGCGCAGCGCCTGATCTTCCTTCTCGTCAGTGACCTCGCCAATGATCTGAGTCTTTACCGGGCCAGATGCCGGGAAGATCTCCATGATGGCGTTGGACTGGAAGCGGACAGCCGCCTCCATGATCATGTTGTGGTACAGCCCACAAGCGCCAGCCCAAGGCTTGTTCCTGTCCTCGGTCTTTACCCCGAGGTAATCGAGGCCATCCTTATATGCACGCTCCCAGTCCTGCCGGGAGTTCAGGTCCTCTTGAAAGACATCCTGGATCTTGCGACCGATAGAGGCAAGCTCAGAGTCGTCGATATGCTCTGCGAGGTTCGCGGAGTGGGGGAGGTCGCCCAGTGACTCTCCCCCTTCCTCCGGCGGTCCGAATTCGATGATCATGCCACCGTCTTCGGTTTCGATAGACACAGCCTCTGGATTTAGAACACCGATTTCAATCTCGGCGCTCTCTTCAACTTCAGGACCGAAGTCCATTTCATCAAGAGGCTTGTCAATCATTTCGGTTACTCTTCTTCTTTAGGGGCGGTGGCGACAGCGTCAGCCTGAAGCATGACCTGCCAAGTGTTCGGGTTATTTTCGATGGTAACCCGAATCAGGCCCACGTTATGACCAGTGGAGCCATTGTTGTACGTCAGGCAATACTGACGGGCTTCACCATCGCTGGGTTCAGGAAACGGGCCGCTCCACTCGGGAATGTAGATGGCAGCAACACCATTGCCAATGTTGGCAGCATTCAGTTGAGCGACAGTCTCATCGACTTGCGCCATGGTAGTCAGTTGGTTCGGATTGAACATGGTCAGTAGTAGTCTGCTTTCTTTCTCGAAATAGGCTCTTCATCTTCATCAGACTGCGTTGAGATAAAACCGCCCTGTCTAAATCTCAACAGAGCCTGAGTAGAACTGTCAACAAGATCATCGTGGTCAGAGTTTGGAAAAGAAGCAAACTGCTCGATAACCTCTTCCGCCCATCGCAACGGAGGAGCATAGACAAAGCCAGAAGCAAATATGTCGCTTACGGCATTAACACGAGCAATCTTGTCATTCCCTCGTGATGGAGTGTAATCCTGTATCGGTATGCCCATGCGGCGCATTTCAAAGACAAGGGGAGCGCCAGCAGCTTTTGCTTCGATGATGCAAGAGTCTGGCTTCCAATACCTGTACTCCTCCAGTGCCTTCTGCTTCAACTCTGGGAACTCTAGCTTGTCCTGGAATGCGTTCAGCAGGATGATGTTCGTCCGCTTCTTCCCGTCAGAGTCGCTGTCGTAGAAGACGCCCCAGGTCGTGCAGGCAGAGTAGTCCGAGCGGGTTCCCTTGGTCAGCGCCGTGTCCCAGCTTTGGATGATGTATTCGCAGTTTGGCGGGTCGTCCCTGTCCCAGATCTTCCACCAGTCCCTCTTTATAAGCGCACCTTCTTCTGAGGTGGGATTCTGCTGGTACTGGGCAGACCACTTTGAAACAGGAAGTTCGGCACGGATCTTGGAGAGTTCGTCCAGAGACCAGAATTCAGGCCAGAGCGGCTGGCCGGAGGGCATGATGGCCGGGAACTCGATGACTTCCCACTCGTCCACGCCATCTCTCTGCGCTGCTGCTTTCAATATTTGCCCACAGAGATCACGCTTGCTCCAGCGCGTCATGACGACCACGATGGCACCTCCAGGCTGAAGACGCTGCCTGGGGCCTGATGTGTACCACTCATACACACCATCGTAGATTGCTGGATTTGTTGCAGCCAGAGTAGCTTCCTGTTCGGAGTTGTGGGTAACGACATACCCCCTGCCAGCCAGGAAGAGTCCATCTGGCCTATTCACGGTGATGCACTGAACGTCTCCCCGCAGGTCGGTCTTCTCGATCTTATAGGACCTCTGCCTCTTGTCGGTTGGAGTCCTGGTTCTCTCTCTCTTTCGCGGGAGCCTACAGCACCCGAACAACTTGAAGTTGACCCTATAGACAGTGGACTCGCTATACCCCTTGGCTTCGTATTGCTTGACCGACGCCTTGACCCCAAGGCTATGCACGAGTTCCCTCAGGCCAGAAGAGAGGAGGCGGTTCGTGTTGTTGAAGGAACACTGCCCGTCGATGGTCACATTGCCATCAGAATCCATCAACCCCTGAATCAAGGAGAGGCGCTGCTCAACGGAAGAT